GGTGACAATCGCTTTAAAAGCCATTCGCTTGGTGGTGAGTAGAGGAAATCCGTCCCGAAAATCATGTCGGAGTTGTCTTCCAAATACTGAGATAGTGCCTGTTCCTGTTCGGTCTGATTTTGTGGTTCCATTTTCTAAAATGTCTTTAAGAAGATTTAGGTATTGTTGTTCTATTTTGTTCATTTAAAATTTCTGTTACTCTGTTTAACAATTCTACTGGGTTAATATCACTATTTTTCTTTGTTGGGTACTTTTTAATGTACTTATTGAAAAATTGACCTTGACTCTCAGCCATTTCAAAACGATGGTAATCTTTGTGATTAACATCAGAATATGTATATCTACGTCCTGCGTTAAAGATTATAGTTAATTCTTTTTTTTCTTGATTATAATCTGATGCCAAGATATTGGATGATTTAAAAAGACAGGAAATTACCCCGTCTTTTTCATTTCTTTCTATAAACATTAATTAATGTAAGTTTTCCAATTCTTTATGGTACTTAAATGGTGTACCTCAGTAGTAACTTCTGTACTATCATCATTATGAAGTGAAAGTATCATGTAATCACCAGATACTGTCACCATAACCCTGTGATATTCTAAAGCGATTACAGAACCATTGTCTTTAATCCAAAGTGTAAGTTTTTTGTATAACATATGTCTAATTTTTATTTAAAACTAATAATTTTACCAATAAAAGGGAATTGTTCTGTAAACTTTTCTTTCCCTTATTTTTAAATATATTTCATTTAAATAAAGTTAGGAAAATGAAAAAAATGACGCCTAATTTAAAAGCTATAATGAAAGAGGCTTTTAAAGAATCAGTAAGATTTGGTGAAAACAAAATAAAACCCGAACATCTATTACTTTCTATTTTAAACCTTGATGATAATCAAGTAATTGAGGTGTTAGAGGCCATGGGTTCTGATGTTGACGATTTGATGGAAAAATTAGAAGGTTACTTGAGATTTAAAATAAAAAATCCTAATATTGTAGAACTAAAAATAGTACCTTTTAGTGAGTCATCAAAAAACGCTATCAGTTCCGCTGAACTTGAATCTGATAAATTACGTGATGATTCTATTGGTGTGGAACATTTGTTTTTATCTATTTTAAAAAATAAATCGTTAGACGGTACAAAAGTTTTAGGAAATCAGGGTATTACCTATAGAACTTTTAAAGAAACTTTATTACATTTAAAGAAACAAAAAATAATGAATATGACAGGAGACTTTGAAGAAATCGACGACTTGGGTAAAAAAGCTAAAAAAGCTGCTCAAGGTAAATCAACAACCCCAGTACTTGACAATTTTGGTCGAGACATTACAAAACTTGCCTCTGAAGGTCAGATAGACCCAATTATTGGAAGGGAAGATGAGATTGAGAGAGTGTCACAAATTCTTTCAAGACGTAAAAAGAACAATCCAATTCTTATTGGTGAACCTGGTGTGGGTAAAACCGCAATCGTTGAGGGGTTAGCTCTTAAAATTGTTGAGAGGAAATGTCCTCGTATTCTTTTTGACAAACGTGTTGTAAGTTTGGATTTAGCATCTTTAGTTGCTGGAACCAAATATCGGGGTCAATTTGAAGAAAGAATGAAAGGTATCATGCAAGAACTTGAAAAAGCCGATGATGTTATTCTTTTTATTGATGAAATTCACACAATGGTTGGAGCGGGTAATGCTTCAGGTTCTCTAGACGCTTCTAATATTTTAAAACCAGCTTTGGCTCGTGGAGAAGTTCAATGTATTGGGGCAACAACCCTTGACGAATATCGTGAGAATATTGAAAAAGATGGAGCTTTGGCTAGACGTTTTCAAATGGTAGTGGTTGATCCACCTTCTAAAGATGAAACACTTATAATTCTTAACAACATTAAGAATAAGTATGAAGACCATCACAAGGTGAATTATACAACTGAAGCTATTGAGGCTTGTGTTAATTTAGCTGACCGTTATATTAGTGACCGTGAACAACCTGATAAAGCTATAGATATTTTAGATGAGGTTGGGGCTAGAATGCAAGTTCATATTAAACCCCCACAAGAAATTATTGACCTTGAAGAAAAAATAGCTGAAGTAGGTCGTCAAAAAATTGAAGTTGTAAAACAACAACGTTATGAAGACGCAGCAAAACTTCGTGATGAAGAAAAACATTTACAAGATGATTTAGAACATTCCACTAATGAGTGGGCCAAAAATCTTGATAGAGTAAGACCTACTGTTAATGAAGATGATGTTGCCAAAGTTGTTTCTATGGTTACAGGTATTCCTGTTACTAAAGTTTCACAAAGTGAAAATGAAAAACTCCGTAACATGGATAAGGAAATTAAGACTAAAGTTATTGGTCAAGATAATGCTATCGATAAAATTACTAAAGCAATTAAACGTAATCGTGTAGGTATTAAAAACCAAAAGAAACCGATAGGTTCTTTTATGTTTCTAGGTCCAACAGGTGTAGGTAAAACTCACTTAGCTAAAATGTTAGCTGAAAGTATTTTTGGTTCTCCTGAATCTTTAATTCGTGTTGACATGTCTGAGTATATGGAAAAACACACGGTATCTAAATTAATCGGGGCTCCTCCAGGTTATGTTGGGTATGAAGAAGGTGGTCAGTTGACTGAAAAAATTAGAAGAAAACCATTTTCGGTAATTCTTTTAGATGAAGTTGAAAAAGCACATCCAGATGTTTTTAATGTTTTACTTCAAGTATTTGATGATGGTCATTTAAGTGATGGTTTAGGTCGTAAAGTTGATTTTAAAAACTGTCTTATCATTATGACTTCAAACGTAGGAGCTCGTAAACTTCAAGAGTTTGGAACTGGTGTGGGTTTTGGTACTCAATCTAAAAATAATGCTCACGATGAAATAGCTGAAGGTGTGATACAAGATTCATTAAAGAAGGCCTTTTCACCTGAATTTTTAAATCGTATCGACGATGTTATTGTTTTCAAATCACTTGACAAAGAAAATATTAAGAGAATTGTCGATATTCCTTTAAGTGAAGTAGTTGGTCGTGTTAAAGAAATGGGTTATGTCCTTAAAATTGAAGATACTTTAAAAGAGTATTTGGTTGAAAAAGGTTATGACGAAAAATATGGAGCACGTCCTTTAAATAGAGCAATCCAAAAGTACGTAGAAGACCCAATTTCTGAAAAAGTACTCGAGGGTGAACTTAGTATTGGTGATACAATCACAATTTCTTACAATACCAAAATTGAAGATGTTAAAGTTGATATCAAAAAACCTAAAAATTCTAAAAAAAAGGAAGATAAAGGTAAGTAATACTAAAAAACCCCTCTTTTGAGGGGTTTTTTGTTAATATTTTGATTATATTTGTTTAAATTAAAAAAAATTAAATTATGAAAATTTATCGATGGGACAAAACAGGACTTGAAATGGTTAAAATAAATCCTAAAACTATTTTATTTGTAATATTAGCAGTTATATGGTTTTATTTTGTAATTAGCGTTATTTGTTACAAACAAGGGGTAAAAGTGGGTAAAAATGAAAAGATAACGGAAAATGATGTTGTTTTACTTTACATGGATTCTGAAAATAACTCTTTTAGTAAGAAAAATTTTTACGAATACCTGAAAAAAATTAATATTAAGTTTCCTAATCTTGTTTTTGCTCAAGCAATTAAAGAAAGTGGGTTTAAATCTAGAATATGGAAAGATAATCACAACCCTTTTGGTATGAAAGAGGCTAATAAAAGACCAAATAAACAAAATGGGTCACAACACGGACACGCTTATTACGATACTTGGAAGGACGCTGTCATAGATTATGCTTTTTACCAAACTTATATAGGTTTAAGTAAAATAAAAACAGAAGAAGATTACTTACAGTTTTTAAAAGAGATGAATTATTTTGATACCGAACACCCGGGAAACGTGAATTACCTTTCCGATTTAAAAAACATTGCTGATAATATTGAAAAATATGTTAAAGATTAAAAAAGGGGTTAAAAACCCCTTTTTTATTTTGTTTGATTGTTTGTTAATATTTTTGTTCTAAGTTCTTTTTCAAACTCAGCTTGAAATTCTTTAAGATAAGGTACACCTTGTTTTCCAAAATACATAAGACCTGAAATATTGGTTATACACTTGTGACCACCACTATTAGCTTGAATGATATCCCACCCCGAAACTTTTAACATTTTTAAGGCTTTAATTTCTTTCTCACCCAAACTTGTATAAGGTTTATCCATAACTTTTTTAATAGCTTCCCTCCACCTTTCAACCGTGTAACCTTCTTTAGCACCTTCGGGTACCGTATTTAAACCAGTGATACCACCTTCTGTCTGACCATAAATTGCCATAAGGTCATTATAGGTAAAACCAACTGATTCTTGACTAAAATCTTTGTGTTTTTCAGCAAAATATTTGATTGTATCAACAGTAATTTCAAACTGTTCTAATTGTGGTTTAAATTTGACTAAAACTTCTTGAGCTATTTCACCCAAATTAACACCTTTAAGACTTCTTTCAGCCTTAAATGGGTTACAACTAGCTTGTAGTAAACCTAAAGGCCATGCTATAATTAAGAAATTAGCCTCAGGAAAGTTTTTAAAAGGTACGTATCTATCATAAGAACCAGGTTTTACCATGTAACCACCACCATACTGTGAAATAATACCAGTTGTAGGGTCATATGATACATTTTTACTAGTCTTCATTGATTCAGCGTATTCCTTAGCGTGTTGTGTCATTACTTCAGGTGAAGTATAACCTTCTTCTTTTGCTAATCTAACTATATTTTGATATATACTTAAAAGGGATGCGGAAGATTCCATAACCAGCCTTTCTAAAAATTTAGGTTTGTTTTTATAAGCTAACAATAATTTGTTAGTTACAAGGGCCATCATCTTTTTATTCTTTTCAAGACTTTTTTCCTTATCCAAAACAAACACATAGTTCATAACTTGTTCAGGGGTAATACCCATTTTAGCATAATCCGCACTATCAACAGTAGAAATCATTAAAACATCTAAGTATGGGAATATTTCTTTTGGGGAAACTATTTGTGAAATAGTTTCAACGTTTGAACGTGATTGTCTAAAAGATGTTGACGCTCCTTTTTCAGCACCAACCTGTTTATCGTGATGATCAGTATGAATAACAAACATTGGTTTACCGTGTGCAAAGTCAACCAAAACCGGCATTATATCACCTCTTGCCATTGGTTTTTTAATACTAAATTCTTTATCACCATACTGTATAACTTCTGTTTCAACAACTTTGATACCATTTTGTTCAAGGTAGTTTTTCATTGCAATAGCGGTGGTTACACCATCTAAGTCTTGGTGGAAGTATATTTTAGCGTTATCATAACGTTGTGCTAATTTGTTTATATCTCTGATACCAGATTCAGTTATGAGATATTTGTTTTCTAATAATAAAGTTGACATTGAAAATTACTTTAATAATAAATATCACTAATTTTCTTTCAATTTATTTTCTAATGTTTTAATATGGTGATTTAAATACCATAAGGCTTTTTTTAAATCCTCTAATTCTTTAGTTTGATTCTTTTTACCAGCTCTTGAGATATATTTTATGGTATTCCCCAAAGAAAATCCTAAATCCCAAGCATCTATTACTTTAATTGCCTCATAAACGTTATCTTTACCACCATAATGTTGTGGATGACTAACCATTTCTTTGTTTTCCATAAATAAATTTGTTTGTTAAATAACAATATTATATCTTTGTAAGAGTAAATAAAACTAAACACAAACTGTATGACAAAACAAAAAGAATCGGTACAAATTGTAAAACTAACTGACTTTAATTTTCC